TGCAAGTTTTTGCCACGACAATTGCTTCTACATCAACTATCCCACTTGACCAATGGGTCCACATAGCTGGAGTTCGTGAAGGCATTGGCGCAAATCAACTCAAGCTCTACATCAATGGCGTGTTGGAAGCTACAGGCACAAATAGCACCGACATTGGCGCAAATCAAACGTATGTTGGCGCGTCTTCCGTTGGAGGGTCTGGGGCGTTTAAAGGCTACATTGACGAAGTGCGCCTAAGTGCATACGCCCGCTACACGGCTAACTTCACCGCACCTACCGCAGCCTTCCCGACGCTATGACGCTCTACAGCAAAAACGGCTCCATCCCGAAGCCTGAGACGGACGGCACACCCGGCTGGGTGGAGGTGCCTGAGCCTCCTGTGCCTGGACCCGGTGAGGAAACGGTCTGGTGGTGCCCGCCCGGATGGGTGGTGCGGCCTGTGGAGCCTGCGCCGGTCGAGGGCTATGTGTGGAAGTGGAGCCAGAGCGAGGAGAAGTGGGTGGACTACCAGTTGCCGCCTGAGCCTGGCCCCGCTCCCAGCCCTACGCCTGCACCAGCCCCGCTGCCCAGCGGGAACGTGACGATTTAAGTCCGATATGCAAATTTCCATCGTCAGCGGCATCTACTCGGACAACGGCCCCGACATCCGCACGGCGTTTCCGGTCAACATGATGCCGGTTCCCAAGGGGTCAGGCGTCAGTCAGGAATACCTGCGGCCAGCCGATGGCATCGTGCAGTTTGCAACTGGCACGCCTGGCGCAGACAGAGGTGGCATTGAGTGGAACGGCCTGTGCTATCGCGTCATGGGCACGAAGCTGGTCCTTGTGGACAGTGCTGGTGGCGTCACGGTGCTGGGCGATGTTGGAGGCCCGACCACCGAGTCCGTCACGTTCGACTATTCATTTGACCGCTTGGCCATCGCCAGCGGCGGCGGGCTGTATTACTGGAATGGATCAACCCTCACGCAAGTGACGGACCCTGACTTGGGCACTGTCGTGGATGTCGTGTGGGTTGACGGCTATTTCATGACCACGGACGGCCAGTTCCTGATCGTCACGGAACTCAGTGACCCTACGCAGGTAAACCCGCTCAAGTACGGCAGCAGCGAGATTGACCCTGATCCCGTGGTCGCGCTTCTAAAGTCTCGCAACGAGGTCTACGCGCTCAACCGGCACACCATTGAGGTGTTCAACAACATCGGCGGCAGTCTGTTCCCATTCCAGCGCATCGACGGTGCTCAGATCATGCGCGGGGCCGTCGGCACGTTTGCGTGCTGTGTGTTCGGCGACCAGGGAATCGCGTTTCTTGGCGGCGGGCGCAACGAGCCTCCGAGCGTTTTCCTTGGAGCAAACTCAAGCAGCGCACCGCTGGCCACGCAGGACGTTGATCTGCTGTTGCAGACCTACACCGAAGAGCAGCTTTCCACCGTGAAGATGGAGGCCCGATTCGACCGGGCGCACCAGTTGCTGTACGTCCATCTGCCGGATCGGACTTTGGTGTATGACCACTCGGCCAGCCAAGTGCTGAATCAGCGCGTCTGGTTCACGCTCACAAGCGGCGCGGCGGGGTTCGCTCAATACCCCATGCGCAACCTGACATGGTGCTATGACCGCTGGCTGGTCGGCCACCCGACAGAGGGGCGGATCGGCTATCTGGACCGCACCATCAGCACGCAGTGGGGTGCAAAAACCCGCTGGGAGTTTGGTTGCCCGATTGTCTATAACGGCTCACGCGGCGCGATTTTCTACGAACTGGAACTGGTGGCGTTACCTGGCCGCGTGGCTATCGGAGCCAACCCGACAATTTCCACCTCTTACAGCGTCGATGGCTCATCTTGGAGCCAGGATCGCTACATCTCTGCGGGGGCCACGGGAGACACGCGCAAGCGGCTGGTATGGTTTCAGCAAGGGCACATGCAGAACATGCGGATGCAGCGATTCCGGGGCGACTCTGACGCGCACGTTTCGTTTCTGCGGCTGGAGGCGCGGCTAGAGCCGTTGGCTGTCTGATGGCTACGCAACAACCGCTGAGGCTGACGCGCAATCAGCTTGCGCAGTTTCTTAAAGACCAAGAGCAAATCAGGGCGTTTGAGGCCCTTTTTGCCATTGTGGAGCCGCTGACACCTGACACGGTGTCGGAGGTTTCTCAGGAGGCCGGTAGTGCGTTTGCGGCGGCTGTTGCTGCGCAGGATCAAGTGCATGCTGTCGAGCAATCTATCGGCGCAATGCTGGCCGCGTGCGAGGCCAAAGCTACGCAAGCTCTCCAGCAAGTCCAGCAGATGGAGCATATTGCTCAGTTGGTGCAGACTTGGCCTGCGCCTAGGGAGTTCAAAACGCCGCGCTATGGAGTGTTTTACGACACGACAACCCAGACCGCTGCAGCGATCAATACGGCATATGCGATCACATTCAACACGACCGACATTGCTCTGGGCGTATCGCGTGGCACCCCTACATCGCGGATCACTGTAGACCGCGAAGGCATCTACAACTTCCAGTTTTCGGCTCAACTGGACAACACCAGCGGCGGTAATCACCTTGCATTCATTTGGTGTCGCGTTAACGGCGCGGATGTTGCGCAATCGGCATCTCAGATTCGACTCAAGGGAACGGACGGAGAACTGGTGGCGGCATGGAACTTCGTGCTGTCACTCAAGGCCGGAGACTACTTTCAGTTGATGTGGTCCGTCAACGACACGTCAGTGCAAATCTTGGCACAGGCCGCATCGGCGCCAGTGCCGGCCATCCCTAGCGTTATCCTAACCGTCACCAACAACATCCAGGGGCAGACATGACTGTCAATGTCACCGTTCTCGTTGCACCCAAGCAGATGGAGGCCACGCAGACGACGCAATACACCGCCGTCAGCGTTCGCGCCATCATTGACAAGGCCACCGTCACCAACACGGACACCGTGGCACGTACGTTCAGCGTGAACCTTGTGACCGTCAGCGGGTCGGCGGGCAATTCAAACTTGGTCATTGACACCCGCACCGTCCAGCCGGATGAAACCTACCTATGTCCTGAACTGGTGGGCCATTCACTGTTGCCTGGCGGGTTCATCTCCACCATCGCCAGCGCGGCCACGGCGCTAACGCTGCGGGTGTCTGGACGAGAAATCACCTGACGGGTATGATGCACGCGCCGAGTTCATGGCTTCCGGCAGCCTCTGAGGACGCCATGAGTTACAGCCTGCGCACGCATTTCGACTCGCTGATGCTGCCCGCCGACGCTGCGGAGTGGCTACTCATGCTCTGGCAGAGCATCCAGACGTTCGACGACTACGCCGACGACGATTTCGTCAAGCGCGAGGTGCTGGACGCAACGATCTGGAACGTCCTGGTGGCCATGCCGCAAAACACGTTTTTCTCGCGCCATGTGGCCGAACTGGTGCCGCTGGTGGGCGCCATGGTGCTGAAGTGGCAAGCCTCTGACCGCGTGGAGCGCGAGGGCGGCGCATCGGCTCAGTCCTACGTCTGGCGGGCCGGTTACTACGAGTTGGTGCTGGCCGCTGTGCGCCTGTGCCACGGTCCTGTGGCGGCGGCATCGGTGGCTCACAAGGTGCTGGGCATGTACGGCGAGACGCTTGAGAAGTATCTCGTCGAGTTCAACAAGGGAGGCGGTAATGCCTGATCCGATAACTGGTTTGATCGCTGTCGGCGGGAATCTGCTGTCTTCCAGCATGCAATCCGATGCCGCCAGCGAGGCGGCAGGGGCACAGTCGGGCGCGGCTCAGGCCGGCATTGAGGAGCAGCGGCGGCAGTTCGATGAAGTTCGACGCCTGCTGCAGCCGTATGTGCAGGCGGGGCAGGGCGCTATCAGCGGATTCCAACCATTCCAACAGGCCGGCGCTACGGCATTCCAGCAGCAGCAGGCCCTGTCGGGATTGCTTGGCCCCGAGGCGCAGCGCGCCGCAGTATCTACGCTGGAGCAAAGCCCCGAGATGGCGGCACTTACGCGCCAGGGCGAGGAGGCAATTCTCCAGCAAGCATCGGCCACGGGCGGGCTTCGCGGCGGCAACGTGCAGGCCGCACTGAGCCAGTTCCGGCCCCAGGTGCTGTCGGGCCTGATCGAGCGTCAACTCGGGCGGCTTGGTGGCTTTGCAGGCACGGGTCTGGGTGTGACTGAGCAACTCTACCGTGGCGGCCAGGCGTCAGCAGCGGGTCAGGCATCATTGGCGCAGACGACTGGAGCCAACGTGGGGAACTTGCTGGGTCAAATGGGCGCAGCCCAGGCCGGCGGTGCGCTGGGCTCTGCGGCTCCGTTTGCTCAACTGGCGCAGATTCCGGGGCAACTGGCGGGCCTGCAGATGGCTACCGGGCGCAATGTGTTTGGTGGCACGCCCATTCAGCCCGGTGTAATCAGCGGCTTGCCGTCTTACGCGGTCATGCCCGGTCCTTGAGGTAGCACCATGGTCCAACCGTTCAACTACGTTATCCCCCAGGCAGACCCGTTCGCAGGGGTGCTGCAGGGGTTGAAGCTTGGGGCGTCAGTCCAGGAGGTGGAAGCAGCACGCGCAAAACGCGAGATGGACCTCGCGGTGCAGCAGCAGGCCATTGCGCGTCAGCAGCAGCTTGGACAGGCTATGCAGGGCCTGATGGCCAAGCAGAACCCGACATTCGCGGACTATCAGGCCGTGGCCGTGCTGGCGCCGAAAGATCAAGCCGAAGCGGTCCTGAAGTCATGGGGCGAGCTGTCCAAAGAGCAGCAGGGCAACGATCTGCGGTTCGGCGCCCAGGTGCTGTCAGCATTTCAGGTCGGAAGCCCTGACGTTGGCGTCAGTTTGCTTGAGCAACGCGCCCAGGCCGAGCGCAATTCGGGCCGCGAGGAACAAGCCAGGGCGTACGAAACTTGGGCGCAACTGGCGAAGATTGACCCGAAGTCGGCACAGAGCACCATCGGTGTGATGCTGGCCGGACTGCCTGGTGGTGATAAGGTGGTCGAGTCTGTGGGGAAGGTGCAGCAGCAGAAGCGCGAAGCGGCTCTGTTTGGCCCCGGATTGGCAGAGGCCACTGCCAAGGCAGAAAAGGCAACAGCAGACGCGGTGAAGGCTGGCGTCGATGCTCAGTTTGCCCCCGCAATGGCGCAAGTTGGGCTGAGCAAGGCGCAGAGCGACGCCATCAAGGCGGCGACTGATGCCAAATTTGCGGAGGCGCTGAACCAAGCTGGCCTGAACGAAAAGAACTGGAACATTCGCGCTGCGCAGAACCGCATCAACGTGGAATCTGCGCGGCTGGGGTTGGATCAACAGAAGACCGCCGCTGACGTCCAACTGACGCTGGCCCGGATTGGTGAGATTGCCAACAGCCTACCAGAGCAGGCCAAGAAGGACATCAACACGGCGGCGGTGGCCGCAGGAACGGCCAAGCAGCAGGCTACGCAGTTCAATTCGCTGGCTGATCGTCTGGCCGCAGAAGGTGGCGGCTTTGGTGTGTTTTCGTCGGCCACGGATTACTTGAGGAAGGCCACCGGCAACCAGGGCTATATGCAAGAACTCCGTCAGGAGTTCACCCGTCTGCGCAACAGCGCGGCGGTGCAGTCCCTGCCACCTGGACCGGCCACTGACAAGGACATCGCGCTGGTGCTGGAGGGGTTCCCGCCAGCAAACGCGGATTCCCGCACGATGGCCAGCTTCCTGCGCGGCATGGCGAAGATTCAGGACATCAACAGCGCCACGGAAAACGCTCGCGTGGACTGGCTGTCGAACAATCGCGGCTCCTTGGCGCGTGCCCGCAGCGGATTCCAGGCCGGCGAGTTCACGGCCAACGCTGGCGAGACGTTCATGGATTTGTCGGCGCGCATTGCGCAGGATGTCTCCAATCGATACGCAGCGGGTGCTGGTGGTGCGCCAACGCAACCCGCAGCGGCCATTCCGGGCGTTCCGGTGCGGCCTGGACAGGTCGCGCCTGCCGCCCCGCGTGCTGCACCATCTGCGGCTTCGCCCTACGCCGGCATGTCCAATGAGGAACTTTTGCGGCGGCTCACGCAATCGCCCATGCCTGGAGGCCGTTGATGGACTTCGAATTGCTCCTTGAGGCTGAGCGGCGCGGCATCCTGCCGCCTGAGCAGGCCGGATTGCTGCAAGAGGCAAGGCGGCGAGGCTTGGTGCCTCAGCAGCAGGCCGTCCAGGCTAGCCCTGAGCGTTACGTCGCCCCGCCCGCAGTCAGGCCCGCAGAAACAGGCCCGGAGCCCACCATCGGCGAACGCATTGTGGGCGCTGGCGAAACCGCGCTGTCGCTGCTGACGGGCGCTGTGGGCGCACCGCTGGGCATGATCCAGGGCACGGGCGCAGGGCTGGCCAGGGCGATCCTGTCGGGGCAATTCGGCACGCAGCAGGCCGCAGGCGAGATTGAGCGTGCCGCCACTGAACAGGCAGGCCGGTTCACCTACGCGCCGCGCACCCGTGCAGGCCGCGAGATGCTGGGCACCGTGGGCGAAGCCGCCCAGGTCATCCCGCCCGTGTTGCCTATCGTGGCCGCGCCTGGTGCCGTGATGCAGGCTGCAGGGCAGGCCGCGCCGATTGTGCAGGCCACGGCCCAGCGTGCTGCGGCCGCAGCGGCGCCTGTTGCGGTGAGCGTTGCCACGGCACCGGCTAGAGGTGTTCGTGCGGCTGGCAGGGCTGTGGGGGTGTTGCCGCCTGAGACGGTGGCGATGGATTCCGTGGGCCAGACGGCATCGGCATTGCAGCGTGGGTCTGCTGGCGCGTCTGGGCTGGCAATGAACACTGAGCGCACGGCTCGCGCTGAAATGATGCCAGTGCCGTTCACGGGGCCGTCTGCGCTGACTGCTGGCCAGGCATCACGGAACTTCGCGCAGCTTCAGTTTGAGAAGGAAGCGGCCAAGCTGGGCGATGTCGGCGCACCGCTACGCGAGCGCGTGGAAACACAGACGGCAAACATGATCCGCAACTTCGATGCGCTGATCGACATGCCGAATCCGGTGGCCGCAGACCCGCGTGCCATGGGCATGGGTGTGGACCGTGCGCTGGTGAATCGGGTGGAGGTGCAGCGGCGCAAGGTGCGCGATGCCTATGAAAAGGCCGAGGCCGAAGGCGCACTTCAGGCCCCCGTCGAATTGACCCCGCTGGCGGCTCAGTTGTCTGAACTGCAGGCCCTTGAGGGTCTGGTGCCTACCATCCCAGCCGTGCGCCGTGAAGCCGTGCGCCTTGGTG